TCATAGGCTCGGAAGTGTCGTCAGCCGGTTCCGGCGACGTCGGAGGCGTGGCGGGAGCGTCCTCCTGCGGCATCTCTGGCATCGTGACAGAGCCCTCCTGCGCCGGCTGCGCTGCTCGGCGCTTCGTCGGGTAGCGATACTCGCGCACCGTGCCGTCTTTGAGCACGCGCCGCGCTACCTTGTAGCCGCGTGCTTGGCGCATCTGCCTGACCGACGCCATGGCTTCTCGCAGTTTCTGGCGCCGCTCCTCAGATAAAGATCGCTGCGCCGGACGTCGCAGCCCAAGCTTCTGCGCCTTGATCCGCACCGCATCAATGCTGCTGATGGGAGGACCTGACAGCGCGTTCAGCCGCGCCAGGACATCCTGAATGGGCATCATCTGCGGCCACAGCTCAGCCAACAGCGCTTTGCGCTCCGCCGTCCATACCGGAAGCGGCAAATCCCGGTCGGCCGCAGGAAAGGGGGCCTGAGCCGACGACGGAACCGGGGCGTCGTCTGCCGGGATGTCGGCAACCGCAGCGGGCGGAGGACACTGCGGCGGCTCAGGCGTCTCGGGCGGCGCAGCGGTAGCAGTGTGCCGCGACTGGCACGCGGGCGCAAGGGGCGCCGCGCACTGCTCGGCTGCGACGATATCGGCAAGCACCATCTGACCAATCCGCGCCGTGTCAATCTCCGGCACGGTGGCGCCGTTTCCGGGCGTCGCCGGCTGCTCGGGCGTGACCGAGCGGGCGAGCGCGGACAGCACCGCGAGGCCGCCGAGAGCAATCCCTAGCGCCGTTGCGTCGTCCACCTGACCGCGAACCGCGCGCAGCTCGGCGCGCAGGGCCTCAATGGCGGCGTGCAGGCTCATGCCGCGCCTCCCTCGATCACGCGGAACGTGCGCGATGTTCCCCGAAGGTGCAGCGGCACGGGTGCAGATGCCATCTCCTGCAGCGCCTCGCGTGCATGGGCAATGCGCGCGGCCGCTTCCATCAGCGTGGCAAATCGCGCGCTTTCGGCGGGCCTCGCCGTGTCGAGCGTCGCAGCGGCGAGACGGATTTTCGCCTCGGCTTCGGCCAGGTCAAAGAAGATTGTCGGTGTCATGTCATCAGTCTCCAAGCAAGCGCAGCCAGCGCCACCATGGCGACGGCGAGCGGAAGCCGCGAACGGCGCGCGCTCCGGCGCGTCGGTCTGGTGGGGATAAGCACGGCTGCGAGGCTGAGCGGCATCAGAGCAGCCTCAGCATCGCCAGCACGCCGATGGCAAGGCCGACCACTAGGCCGAGGCAGACGCCAATCGCGCAAGAGCCGGGGCAGAAGGCCGTCGGCTCCGGCGGCGCCACAGGAAGCGGCGGCGACGGATTGACCGGATGGTAGGGATCTGGATGCATGGTCATGCGCTGAGCCCTTGCGACGGAAAGATGGTGGGAAGTGTGACCGCGCGTTCCTTGAGCGTGAAGTCAAGGACCGCGGCACAGCGCAGCGCAATGGCGCGCGTGCCATCACACGGTCTGCCTGGCGATCCTCGCGTGTGAGATCGCCGACCTGCCGCTACCGGCGCTGCAGCGCGCGATGTAGTGCGCCCGGACGTCGCACTGCCGAGCCCCGCCGGGGCTGGGGGGAGTCCCCTGGCCCCGGCGGGGTTTTTTACGTGCCGGGTCATGCTGCTAATCCTCACCTTGTGTCGCCGGTGAGGGGATGGACGGCAACTCCGCCCACCAGGCAATGGAGTCGGAGTAGAAGTCGTCGATCTCCTCGATGCCGGATTCCAGGCGGAGTTGCGCATCCTCCCAGGAAATCTCTCCGCGCTCCAACTCTTCCCAGATGATCGCTCCCTCGTCCTCGTCACCGTCCACATCCTCGCAGATGATGCGGAGGACGCGCCAGTCGTATTCGCGCCGAAAGCCGCGTCCGCGATCGACGCAGGTCTCGATCACCGCCAGGATCGGCGTGTTGAGCGGAGGCAGCGTTGTCGCCGGGGCGTGCAGCTTGATCGTCAGTTCCATGATGCATTCTCCTGTTGCTGAACCCCGGTGGTGTTCGTATTTTGCACCGCCGGCATTCGGTAGGATAGCCGCCCGGCGTCAAAAAGTGAATGGACAACCACCCCGCTCTTCGGATAAAGGTAGCCCCATGCCCGATTGGAAATCTATTATCGAAAAGTGGCCGTCGCCGGAGGCGATGGCGCAAGACGTCAAGGTCTCTCCGATCACCGTGCGAGCGTGGCGCTTGCGCGGCATCCCGCCGTTGCGCTGGCTGGCGGTCGTGCAAGCGGCGCAGCGCCGTCGCTACGACGGCATCACGCTGGACCGGCTTGCAGATTTAGCGAAGAGACAACCCCGCCGTGCGTAGCATCGTCCTCGCCCTCGACCTCGGAAGCACCCTCGGCTGGGCGGTGCGACTGCGAGACGGCACCATCACCTCCGGCACGGCGACTTTCCGTCCAGGGCGCTTTGAGGGCGGCGGCATGGGGTGGTTGCGCTTCCGCCGCTGGCTCGACAGCATGGCTTCCAGCGCCGGGCCGTTCGACAGCATCGTCTTCGAGGAGGTCCGGCGCCACGCCGGCACCACCGCCGCCCACGTCTATGGCGGCTTCCTCGCCCATCTCACCGCCTGGTGCGAGGACGCAGGCGTCCCCTACCAGGGCGTCCCGGTCGGCACGATCAAGCGCTTCGCCACCGGCAAGGGGAATACGGACAAGGCCGCGATGATCGCCGCCATGCGCGCTCGCGGCTTCACACCCGCTGACGACAACGAGGCGGACGCTATCGCCCTGCTCTTGCTGACGATCGAAGGAAACACATGACCGTGCTGCGCGCGCTGCACGCTGCTACACGAAGGCATCGCCTTCCTCTGGGTCTTCGAGATCCTGCTCGGTCCGACCTGACGGCGGCCAAGCAGAGCATCGGCTGCGCACGCCCGGGCGCGCTGCCGATCCCGTCCACCGGGCCAAGCACAGGGACATTATGATGAACCGAACGACTCTGGCGCAGCTGCGTGAGATGGACGTGCAGGAGGCAGCGACCCTCCCGATCGACCACCTCTCAATGCTGCTGGAAGAGGTCGCGGAGCTTCGCACCGACGCGAAGCGTCTCTCCGACCTGCTGCACGACGCGCTGCATGCCCGCTACGGCGAAGCGGCTGCCGCGGCCCGTCGCGCCGAGGGCAAAAACACCGGCCGCGTCCGCCTGGAGGATGACGGCTTCGAGATCGTCGCCGATCTGCCGAAGCGCGTGGAGTGGGACCAGGCCAAACTGATGGAGGCGATCGCCACGATCCGCGGCTGGGGGGAGGACCCTGCCGACTACGTCACCATCGAGGTCCGCGTTCCAGAAAGCCGCTTCACTGCGTGGCCGCCGCGCATTCGCGCGGTGTTCGAACCGGCCCGCACCGTCGGCACCGGACGCCCCTCCTACACCCTCGAACCGAAGGACGCCGCGTGATATGGCGATCTCCCTGGCATCGATCCGACGCGGCGGTGAGGCACGCCCTCCGCGGCTGCTGATTTACGGCGTGGCAGGCGTCGGCAAGACCAAGCTTGCCGCCGATGCGCCGAACCCGGTCTTCCTGCAGACAGAGGACGGGCTTGGCAACATCGAGGCTGCGACCTTCGGGCTGTTGCGCAGCTTCGATGCGGTCATGGAGGCGCTTTGCAGCCTCTACTCCGAGGCGCACGACTTCCAGACCGTCGTCGTTGACAGCCTCGACTGGCTGGAACCGCTGATCTGGCAGCACACGGCGGCGCTGCACAACCAGCCAAACATCGAGACCTTCGGCTATGGCAAGGGCTACCTCGCTGCGCTCGACACCTGGCGCAGCTTCCTCGATGGCGTGAACGCGCTGCGCGACGAGCGCGGCATGGCGGTGATCTTCCTGGCGCATGCCGAGATCCGGCGCTTCGACAGCCCCGAAACCGAACCTTACGATCGCTACCAGCCGAAGCTCCACGCGCGGGCATCCGCGCTCGTGCAGGAGCATGTCGATGCCGTGCTCTTCGCGAACTACCGGATCAGCACGCTGAAGTCGGATGTCGGCTTCAACCGCAAGGTGGTGCGCGGCGTCTCCGGCGGCGATCGCGTGCTGCACACCGCCGAGCGGCCGGCCTTCCTGGCGAAAAACCGCTTCGGGCTGCCAGAGACGCTGCCGCTGTCCTGGCCCGAGCTCGCCGCCGGCATCCCCTTCTACGCGGCGCCGCAGGCCGCCGCCCCCGTCTCCACCACCGCAGCCCGGAGCTGAGTCATGGCCTCCCTCACCTTCGACGCGACAACAATCGCGCCTGCCACCCCGTTCGAGGTGTTGCCGCCCGGAAAATACCTGGCGCACATCATCGAGAGCGAGATGATCCCCACCAGGATGGGCGACGGCCAATACCTCAAGCTGACCTTCGAGGTCCTGGAAGGACCGTATCAGGGTCGCAAAATCTGGGACCAACTCAATCTGGTGAACGCAAACCAGCAGACGGTGGAGATCGCGCAGCGCATGCTCTCCGCCATCTGCCACGCGGTCGGCCAGGTCCACGTCAGCGACAGCGAGCAGCTGCACTTCAAGCCGCTGATCGTGACGCTGAAGGTCGAGCCCGCCGGTCCCGACAAGGGCGGCGTGCACCGCGAGGCGCGGAACAAGGTGACCGGGTATGCCGCGCCCAACGCGGGCATTGGCGCCCCGCCCGCGCCGCGCCCCGCGCGTCCCGCACCCCGCCCTGCCGCCCCGCCCGTCCCCCCGGCTGCGCGCCCTGGCGGCACGGCGCCCCCGCCCTGGCGACGCAATACCTGATCTCCCGCCGGCAGGCAATGTGCCTGCCGGCGCCTGTTTCTCCGGCGAAATCCAGCCATGGTCGTCCTGCCGCCTCCATCGAGCCCGACCGTCAACGCCATCTATGCCGCCTACGAGGCAGCGGCGGATAGCGGCTACCGCGCGCATCTCGGCGCATCGCTGATCGGCGCCGAGTGCGAGCGCGCCATCTGGTATACCTTCCGCTGGGCCACGCGCGCCCGGCACACGGGCCGCCTGCTCCGTCTGTTCGAGACGGGCCATCTGGCCGAGGCGCGCTTCGTCGCCGACCTCCGCCGCATCGGCGTCACCGTGCTCGACGTCGATCCGGCGACCGGGCGGCAGTGGAGCCTCCGCGACGCAAGCGGCCACTTCGGCGGCAGCATGGATGCGGTGGCCAAGGGCTTCCCCGAGGCGCCGGCGACCTGGCACGTCTGCGAGTTCAAGACCCACAGCGCCAAGTCCTTTGCCAGGCTGAAGGCCGAGGGTGTCGCCGCCTCCAAGCCGCTGCACTGGGCGCAGATGCAGGCCTACATGCAACTCTCTGGCCTCAATCGCGCATTCTATCTGGCGGTCTGCAAGGACACGGACGAGCTCTACCAGGAGCGCGTCCGACACGATGCGGAGGCGGGGCTGCGGCTCCTGGCGAAGGCCACGCGCATCATCAACGCGCCCCGACCGCCGGCCCGCATCAGCGACGACCCTGCCTGGTGGCAGTGCCGCGCCTGCGACCACCACGCCGTCTGCCATGGCGGCGCTGCGCCGGAGCGGCACTGCCGGTCCTGCCTGCACGCCACCCCCGCCCCTGGCGGCGTCTGGCACTGCGCCCGGCACGATGTGCGGCTCGATCAGAAGAATCAAGAGACAGGATGCGTCGCACACCTCTACATCCCCGACTTCATCGCCGCCGAACAGATCGACGCTGGCGAGGATTGGGTCAGCTACCGAATGCCGGACGGCAGCGAATGGCGCGACGGCGCCACCTTCTCCAGCACAGGAACCACGCCATGAACAAAGACCTGCTCATCACCGTCTCGGTCAAGAACAATGCGCTGCTGACCGCCATGCGCGACGCCGGATATACGAGCGCGGCGGCGCTGTCGCGCGCCAGTGGCGTCGTCGCCGGCCGCATCTACGACTACCTGAACCTGCGCATCGCACCGCTCCGCGAGAACGGAGAATGGCGCGCCTGCATCCTCGCCATCTCGAAGGCACTACGCACGCTGCCGGAGGATCTCTTTCCCGCGGCGTTCCTGCGCCGCG